TGGCCCATAGCAACCACCTGAGCGACGGCAAGGGGATGGGCCTCAAGGCACATGACGTTCCGTGCTTCCTCTGTGGCAACTGCCACCTTCTGGTTGATGAGCACGGGCGCGACGACATCCGGATGGATGCGACCTACAACTCGGTGGCCTGGTGCCTGAGCGAAGGGCACCTCCAAGTGGTGGCCGCATGAGTGGATCAGTCGCCAATTCCCACCGGAAGTTCAACCCGGACCCTCCCGTGCCCGTCTGCATCCGGTTCCCCGAGTCCGTATGGGCTGCCATCGACGCCACCCGCGGGCAGCAAAGCCGCACCGCATGGATGCTGGAGGCCGTCAACACTGCCCTGTATTACGAGAAGGCGGAGTCAGCATGAGCGAGAAGCGCCAGAAGGTTAAGTTCGATCCCATTTACCTGCGAACCCGAGCCCAGATCGACTACCTGTTCAAGCTCCTCCCCAACCTCCCCCTGGACCCCGTGAACCCAGTTGAGGTGCTGATCCGGGAACGGGTTAAGAAGCGGAAGCTCTCTATGAATGCCGCGATGTGGGCGGGGCCCCTGAATGACTGCGAGAAGAAGGGTTGGTTCCAGGGTCGCCAGTATTGCGCCGAAGTCTGGCACGAACACTTCAAGGAAGCCTTCCTTCCGGACGAGAACGACCCCGACTTTGACCCGTCGCATGTGGTCAACCCCGAGACCTACCGGAAGTGGGACTTCAACCCCTGGAATGGGAATCGTGTGCTTGTAGGTAGCACCACCGAGCTAACTGATCCGGGCATGCGGCACTACCTACTCCAGCTGGAGGCAGAGGCCGCGACTGAATACGGGGTGGAGTTCACTCCCCGCACTGAAGACTTCGATCCCCAATGGAGGATGGCGTCATGAACCGCCAACGACTCCCCAACCGGCGCGCCGGTATCCGCGTCACCATCGGCACCGGCCCCAACCGTCTCACCCTCAGCACCGGGGAATACCCCGATGGCCGCCTGGGCGAGATCTTCCTCGACCACCAAAAGGAAGGCACCTTTGGCCGGGACATCCTGAACGCCTTCGCCATGTCCGTGAGCCTCGGCCTTCAGCACGGGATCACCCTGGAGACGCTGGCGCACACCTTCCGGGACTTCCACATGGAGCCCGACTTCATCCGTGAAGTTTTCGAGGCTTTGGATGTGAGCTACGGGAAGAAAGAGGAGGCTGCGTGATGGAGAGCATAGTCAAAGATCTGCTGGCGATCCTATGGGATTCCCAATGCCTTCCGTATTGGGGGGCGTAATGGGTAGGCGATCCAAGCTCACAGACTCCCAGAAGGCTGATATCCAGAAGCGCCTTGCCTCCGGGGAAACCCAGCGGGCGCTTGCCAAGGAGTTCGGGGTATCCAATGGGACCGTTGCGGCGCTCTTTGTTGGGCGCTCAACAACCATCAAGACCCTAGCAAACACTATTGCTACGGTCGAATCTCAAGTCGAATTGTTGAGCATTCCTGAGCAAGTGATTGTTAGGAGTATGGCTGACCAGATAAAAGCCATGCAGATCGACTACACCCGTGGGGCGTCAACTGGTCTACAGACGGCGGCCAAGCTGCATGAGATTGCCAAGCGGAAGGTGGAAGAACTGGACCCCTCAATGGTTGAGACGGAAGACCTGCGCGTGGTTGCGGCTCTCACGGACACGGCCAACAAGGCGGCGGCCATGGGGACCAACCTGCTCAATGCCAACAAGGACAAGGGCAAGGATGCGTCCACGCTGGAAGACCTCGTGACGGGGGCCGCCTCGTGAACGCTGCCGCCTCCAAGATCCAGGAATGGAAGGTCAACCCCGTCCAGTTCGTGTATGAGGTCTTCGGCGCCGAACCGGATGCCTGGCAGTTGGATGTCCTGGCCGAGTGCGGGAAGCCTGGGCGCAAGCGCATCGCCATGAAGGCCTGCGCTGGCCCCGGGAAGACGGCTGTGCTGGCCTGGGCTGGGTGGCACCGGCTGGCCTGCTACGCAAGCAAGGGGGAACATCCCAAGGGCGCCGCGGTGTCCTGCACCAAGGACAACCTGGACGCCAACCTGTGGCCCGAGATGGCCAAGTGGCGGGGCCGGTCTCCCTTCCTGCTCCAGGCATTCGAGTGGACCAAGACGCGGATCTTCGCACGGGATCACCCCGAGACCTGGTTCCTGGATGCCCGTGGCTACCCCAAGACGGCCAACCCGGAAGAGGTGGGGCGCACCCTGTCGGGCCTGCATTCCGAGTTCCCGTTCTACCTGATCGATGAGAGCGGCGACATACTGCCCCAGATGGCCCGCAGTGCCGAGCAGGGCCTTTCGAACTGCGTGGACGGGCTGATCATCACGGCGGGCAACACCACCAGCCATTCCGGGCTGCTGTATTACGTGAGCACCCAGGCCCGGGGCGGATGGTTCGTGGTCTCGATCACGGCTGATCCTGATGACCCCAAGCGCACCCCGCGGGTTGATGCTACCTGGGCCCGGGAAATGATCGAGACCCACGGGCGCGATAACCCTTGGGTGATGGCCTACATCCTGGGCCTGTTCCCGCCTGGGTCGATCAATGCCCTGATGGGGGTGGATGAGGTTGAGGCAGCCATGGGGCGGCATCTCCAGACCCATGCCTACGACTGGAGCCAGAAGCGCTTAGGCGTGGATGTGGCCCGGTTCGGTGACGACCGATCTGTGATCTTCCCAAGGCAGGGCCTGGCGGCCTTTAAGCCGGTGGTGATGAGGCACCAGAGGACCACGGACATCGCTGCACGGGTGGCCCAGGCCAAGGTGAATTGGGGCTCCGAGATGGAGTTCGTGGATGATACCGGCCACTGGGGGCACGGCGTGATCGATGGCCTGATTGCCTCGGGATATGCGCCGGTCGGGATTCAGTTCCACGGTGCTGCCATCGATCCCCGGTACAAGAACAAGCGGGCCGAGATGTGGTTCGCGCTGGCGGATTGGATCAAGCGCGGCGGGGCCATCCCGAACATCCCCGAGATGGTGGCCGAGCTGACCAGCCCCACCTACACCCTGAACCAGGGCAAGCTCCAGCTCGAAGACAAGGATCTGGTCAAGAAACGCATCGGGCGATCCCCTGACCTTGCGGATGCCCTGGCGCTCACCTTCGCACTCCCAGACATGCCCGCATCCATGGCCCATCTTCACCCGGCCCTGGCCAAGCGCGGCCACTTTGCACAAATGGAATACGACCCTTTTAAGGAGATGGACTGATGGCTGAGCAGGAATGGATCAGCACCGGAGACGCCATCAGAATCCTTGGCTTCTACCTGTCACCCCACACCTTCAGGGACAAGTACCAGGATCTCTTGCCATGGGTGAAGACTCCGGGCGGGCACTTCCGCTGGCTCAAGTCGGCGGTGTTGGAGCAGGCCCAGCACATGGAGATGGTGTCCTAAACAGGTAAATCGAGCAGAACGGGCAGAACGGGGGGCCATTCGTGGCCCATGTCTGTACATGGACTGAGCCTAGTCCTGTGGGGGGGGAGCGCCTACCCGTGCGCAGTGGTCTCCACAATTCCCCTCCCCCCACGCGCCCATGACTCAGATCACGCCCCACTTCAGCCTGCAGGAACTGACCCGGACTGATACGGGCCTTGAGAATGATCCCGGTCCTGCGCTGGCGGGGAACCTCCTGCGGCTGGCTGAGACGCTGGAAGAGGTGCGGGAACTGCTGGGGGTGCCGCTCCGCATCAACTCCGGGTTCCGGTCTGAAGCAGTGAACAACGAGATCTACCGCAGGATCAAGGGCACTCCGAATACCAAAAGCGCCCATCTCTACGCCCGTGCCGCTGACTTCAAGCCAATCGGGATGAGCCACAAGGATGCCTTCGACATGATCATGGAGTCGGGCATCACCTTCGACCAACTCATCTTCGAGCCTACCTGGATTCATATCGGGATCGCGTGTGCCCGTGAGAAGTCCCGGCGCCAGTGCCTGACCGCCACCATGCGGGCCGGTGGAGGGTTCGCCTATGCGCCTGTTTAGCCCATTCGGTAGGCTGATCAACCCAGAGGATAAAGAGCGGGATGTGAAGCTCTTGGCCTATGGGGCTGTGGCTCTCTTCGGGATCGTAAAGCTGTCCTTCTCCCCCATTGATGGGCATTGGGTGGATGCCTTCTATGGCCTATGTGCGCTAGTTGGCCTGGGCGGGACTGCCTGGGCTGCTGTGGACAAGTGGAAGGGTGGTCAGAAAGTCGGGGCTGCGGCCTCACCTGCCCCTGGTGTGCAAGCGTCCGCAAGCGAAGGCAATCCAGAGGGCGCAAAGATCGAGGGGCAACCGTGAACCGGCCCCTGGAAGCTCCGCACGTTCCCTGCACGGAAGAGGGCATTCAGCGCTTGGCCCGGGCTAATGCCGCCCTCGCTGCTGCCCTCACTGAGTTGCAAGGCCGGGTGGCCGAGATCGAGAAGAGGGAGGCGGCCCGTGGTTGACCTCCATTCGGATGCCTTCGATGTGAGGCTGCTCCCCAAGTGGCTCCTGCCTTCGCTGGCGGGTGCCTCCTTGGTCATCTTTGGGCTCTGGGGGCGTTCCTGCTACCTGCAGAACCAGGTCCAGCAGCACACGCAGCATGCCGACCAAAGCCGTGAATCAGCGGCCACCCATGCCGCAGAGGGGGCAGTCTATGACGCGCAGGCTCAATCCCAGACGGATCAACTCCAGGCCGATGCCGCAGAGGTTGCAAGGCTTCGCGCAGAAGTGGCGCGGTTGCGCCGTGCCGCTGCTTGGGTTCCTGCCCCGCCGCCGCCTGCCAGTGTGCCCGAG